TTGGGCTAATGCCTAAAGCTCTAAAAAGAGCGGGTGATAGTATTGTTAGTTTAGGTGCATCTACTGCTGATGGTCAGAAGAAGTTGATGGGTATGCTTGCTGTCACTAATGAGCAACGTGAAGCATTTCAAAGATTAGGTATTGGTCAAGAAGAATTAATGGAACGTCAATCTGATTACGTTGCGTTACAAAGAGCTTCTGGTATGCAGTTAGTTGGTAATATGAAATCTGAAGCGAGTTTGCAAAGAGCTTCATTGGAATATACTAAAAACTTATTAGTATTAGCTGACATAACTGGTCAAGATGTTGATAGTGTTGCGGCACAACAAAAGGCAGCACAATCTGCATATGAAATACAGTTAGATAACTTTAGAATTGCAAGAGAAATTAAAAAAGCTGAACTTGATACTTCTGAAGAAGGTAAAAAACGTGTAGAACAACTAAAAGCAGAAAAAAAATCCAGAGATGATACTCTTGCAATTGTATCATCGATTGGTGACCAAGATTTAACTGCCGGCTTACAAAAATTCTTTGCTACAGGAGCTATCACTGAACAATCGGCTATGTATGCTCAAATGGGCATTGATATGCAAGGCTTTAGAAAGCGTATGCAAGAGGGTGAAGATATATCAGGTGAGTTTGCTAATGCTCTTAGAGATGCTGTAGTTAAGAAAAATGAAGAAATAGGTACAGCTGCCGCATTTAATAAAGAAACTGGTAAAGCATTTGGTCAAACTGAAAAAATACTATCATTTGTTGCAGCCAATGCGGAAACTGACTTTAAGACTAAAAAGAAAAATGCAGAAGCTAGTATAGGCACACCCGAAGATAAAACAGGAAAGACTGGTAAAACTTCGGCAGAAGATCCAGCGCAAATAGCTAGAAATGCACTAACTACGACTACCATTGAAGCTAATAGAGCATTAGAAAAACTGTTACTAGCATCCAATCCATTAATGTCAGGCTTTAATGCGCTAACTATTGCTATAACAGCATTGACTACCGCAGCCGGATTAGCCGCAATTGCATTAGGTGCAATTGCCGCAAAAGGTCAATTAGGTAAAACATTAGGAACATCTACTATGCCTGACTCAGGTGGAGGTAGAGGGTCTCCTAAAGCTAGTGTTCTTAAAAGAATTGGTGGAGGTGTAGCAGGTGCAGTAGCTGGATATACACTTGGTAAAGGTGCAGAATACGCCAATGAAAAAGGTTACGAGAAAACAGGTACAGCACTAGATGTGGCGAGTTCGGCAGCAACAGGTGCAGGTATGGGCGCTATGTTAGGACCTGTTGGAGCTGTAGTGGGCGGAGTAGTAGGAACCGGGGTAGGTATATATCAAAATAGAGAAAAAATATTTAGTAGTAAACCATCAACAGGAACTCAGTCTACACCTGCTACTGCAAAATCAGCACAATCTTCCCAGTCTTCTGGATCGGATGGTCAAGGTGTTGATCCCTCACAAAAAGCACAAGGATCCGGTTCATCAGATATTAAATCAGGAATGTTACGTTCTGGTAAGGGCAGTAGTCAAGGAATGAGTGATGAAGAAATCAAAGCCATGATTATTGCACACGAAGGTAAGAGATATAGACCTTATCAGGATACTTTGGGATTATGGACAGTTGGTGTAGGTCACTTAATAGGTGATGGTAAATCCTTACCGCCTTCAATGAATAGAGAGTTTAGTGAAGAAGAAATAATGGCAATGTTTGAAAAAGACTATGCCCATCATAGAAGCGCCGCTATGAATATTCCAGGATTTGATAAACTAGATGGTAGAGGGCAAGGTGCATTGACTGACCTAACGTTTAATATGGGTCCAAGTTGGATTAGTAAATGGCCTAAACTTAAGAAACAACTTGCAGAAGGTGATACTCAATCTGCCGCCAAAAACTTAGAACAAAGTAAATGGTATGGACAAGTGGGTAATAGGGCACCAACTATTGTTAGTTTATTAAGAGATAGTAGTACAGTTAGTGCTAATTTAGAAGGTATTGCACAAGGTCCAGAATCTGGATACAATGCTACATTGCATGGTAACGAACTTATTAAACGACTAACTAAGGATTCGATACTGGATAAGCTTGCTAATACACCCGCCGGTGATATGTTTAGTAGTAATGCAACACCAGTAGATAACAGTGAAATGATTGATTTGATGAAGGAATTTGTTGCTAAAATGGATAACTTGATTGACGCACAGTCTGATAGTAATAGTATACAAACTGAATTATTACAGTATTCAAAAGCTTAACTAAATACTGAATAGACCTATATTATGACATACAAAAAACACTTCACTAGAGTTAATCAATCCGGACAGATGAGCCCATTAGGTGGCGGTAGTGTCACTGGCGCTTGGAATGGCCCTGGGCAAAACTCAGCTACTAATTATAGCAATCAAGATTTTGGATACAAGAACTATGGAAGTCGTTTACCAGAAGTATATACAGGTCACCCAAATCGTATTGAACGCTATAATCAATATGAAATGATGGATGTAGACGCTGAAATTAATGCTTGTTTAGATATTATAAGTGAATTCAGCACACAGAAAAATGAACATAATAAGACTCCTTTCAGTTTAGAATGGCGTGAAGAGCCTACTCCACACGAAGTAGATTTACTAAAAACTCAACTACAACAATGGTGTAAGTTGAATGAAATGGAAACACGTATCTTTAAAATATTTAGAAATTGTTTAAAGTACGGGGATCAGGTTTTTGTTCGTGACCCAGAAAACTTTAAATTATACTGGGTTGATATGACCAAAGTTATTAAAGTTATTGTTAATGAAAGCGAAGGTAAAAAACCTGAGCAGTATGTTATCAAAGACTTAAACATTAACTTAGAAAATCTAGTTGTAGCACAAAAAACAAATACAGACTTTGCCGCTAACCCTGCAACTGGATTGGGTGGTACAGGTGGCGGTGGAACCGGAGGAGGTGGCGGATATACTGTTCCAAGTATGCCATACAATACAACTGGTTCAAGATTCAGTTTAGGCTTTAACGAAGCCGCAATTGATTCTAAACACGTGGTTCATTTAAGTTTAACAGAAGGTCTGGATCGTTTTTGGCCCTTCGGTCAGTCAATACTAGAGAACATCTTTAAAGTTTATAAGCAAAAAGAATTACTAGAAGACGCGGTTCTAATCTATCGTGTACAACGAGCACCAGAGCGTAGAGTGTTTAAGATTGACGTTGGTAATATGCCAAGTCACATGGCTATGGCATTCGTTGAACGTATTAAGAATGAGATTCACCAAAGACGTATTCCAAGTACACACGGTGGTGGTAGTATGGTTGATGCTACATATAATCCATTAAGTATGAATGAAGATTACTTCTTCCCAGTTACTGCTGATGGTCGTGGAAGTAGTGTTGATTTATTACCCGGTGGTCAGAATTTGGGTGAGATTGATGACTTACGTTACTTCAATAACAGATTAGCACGTGGACTACGTGTTCCAAGTAGCTATTTACCTACTGGCCCAGACGATAACGTTACTCCTATGAGTGATGGTCGTGTTGGCACAGCTATGATTCAAGAGTTCCGTTTCAATCAATATTGCGAACGATTACAAAACTATATGGTTAGAAAGCTTGATGAAGAATTCAAGTTGTTCTTACGTTGGAGAGGACTGAATATTGACAGTGGACTGTTTAACTTAACGTTTAATCCACCACAAAACTTTGCGGCTTATCGTCAAAGTGAGTTAGATACAGCACGTATGGGTTCATTTACTGCGGTTGAAGCTTATCCATATATCAGTAAGCGTTTTGCTATGGAGCGATTCTTAGGATTAACTGAAGAAGAAATCGCTAAAAATGAAAAAATGTGGCGTGAAGAAAACGACAAAGAAATTGATATTCAGCCTGAAGGTAGTGATTTACGTGGTATTGGTGTATCAGTAGGTGACATTGAAACTGATATGCAAGCGGGTGAGGATGCTACTGCCGCAGAAGCAATGCCAATGGATCCTTCATTAGATGCCGCAGGTCAAGTACCGCAGCCAGGACAAGCACAACCGGGACAGAATATGCCAGCACCCGGCGGTACGGGAATGTAATAAGATAAATAACTGTATGAAATTATTTGAAATGTTTGATCCAGCCACAGCAGGTTATCAAGACGTAAGTGCTGATAACAGTAAACCAAAGTGGAGAGAAAGCCGTAAGACGAAACTTACATTAAAACAAATACGTAAATTACGTAAGATGAATGATGTACGTAATTATGAAAAGGTCAATTATCTTAAAAAGATACATCAACAATATGCACCTAAAGCAGAAGGTGCCCCTTCAATATAATGAATAGTAATATTCTAACTAAAAACGTAAAAAAACAGCACTTATTGTGCTGTTTTTTTTGATACCCACTAAATAACTCTACAAAGCCATTTTAATTCAGGAGACCACAATGGACAACAAAAAATTTGAACAACTGATTGATTTGATTATCAATGAGAATGAAGAACAAGCACGTGCATTATTTCACGATATCGTAGTTGAGAAAAGCCGCGAAATCTATGAAGGAATGATGGATGATGAAATGGGTGAAGGCATGGGCGGTCAAGTAGGTGATCTACTTGATGAGATCGATGTTGAAGAACAAGGCATGGCCGAAGGTGAAGATGATGACTTAGAGTTTGATTCTGATGAAGATGAAGTAATCGACATTGAAGATGGCGAAGATGACATGGATGGCGAAGAAGGTCTAGAAGACCGTGTTGTTGATTTGGAAGACAAGCTTGACCAATTAATGGCTGAGTTTGAAGATATCATGGCAGGTGATGATGAAGAAGTTGACGGTGACGAGAGTGACGCTGAGTTTGATGACGAAGCAGAAGAAGCCGGTGATGACTTCACTAAAGACCTAGAAGGCGCACGTGATGAAGAAGATGCAATGATGGAAGCTATCACATTAAAGAAAGTTTCTGTAACTCACGGTGACAACGGTGTTCAAAATAAGAGCACAGTTGATGCAAACAGCGGTCAAGCTGGAATGGATTCTAGACCAGTTAAGTTCAGTGGTTCAAGTGAATCAGTTCCAACAGGACCAAAAGGCCCGAGCAATGCTTACACTAAAGGTGAATCATCTGTAAAAGATGCTAACAAGTGGAAGAACGCTCCAGCACAAAACAATGCAGACTTAGAATCAGCACCAAAGCCAGTCACTAAAGACGAAGCAGGTAAAGTTCGTAGTCCAGTAGCTGAGTCACGTAGAACTCCTGCTAAAAGACGCATTTAAGGAATCTGAGAGAAAATGGCTTATCTTAAAGAGCACTTGACATTTGACCGCGCAGGTATGGTGGTTGAGTCTGTCAGTGAAGGCGACAAGAAGAACCTTTATATGAAGGGCATCTTCATCCAGGGCGGGGTAAAGAACGCTAATGAGCGTGTTTACCCTGTTTCTGAGATTGAAACCGCTGTACAAACTCTAAATGAGCAAATCACAGAAGGCTACTCAGTATTAGGTGAAGTAGATCACCCAGATGATTTAAAGATTAATTTAGACCGTGTGTCACATATGATAACAAGTATGTGGATGGACGGAGCTAATGGCTTCGGCAAATTAAAGATTTTACCAACTCCAATGGGTGAATTAGTTAAAACTATGTTGGAGAGTGGTGTGAAACTCGGCGTATCAAGTCGTGGAAGCGGAAACGTTGACGACATGAACGGCAAAGTAAGTGACTTTGAAATAGTCACCGTGGATATTGTTGCACAACCTAGCGCACCAAATGCGTATCCTAAGGCAATCTATGAAGGTATGATGAATATGCGTCATGGTCATAAATTGTTGGATATTGCAAAGGACGCAAGAGGCGACAAGAAAGTAGAGAAGTACTTGAAAGAGGAAGTAATGCGCCTTATCAAGGATCTCAAAATTAACAAAGGGGAATAAGCATGTTTGATGCTATCAAGCCATTACTTGACAGTGGACTTATCAATGAAGATGTAGGGGCTCAGTTAAATGAGGCCTGGGAATCTAAATTGAATGAGGCTCGCCAACAAGTTCGTGCAGAATTACACGAAGAATTCGCACAACGTTATGAACATGACAGAAGCGTGATGGTAGAAGCCCTTGACAAGATGGTTACAGAAAGCCTATCAGAAGAAATTGAAGAATTTCACTCTGAGAAGCAAGCAATGAACGAAGACCGTGTGAAAGCACAAATGAAACTACGTGAATCTGCTACAAAATTCAATGATTTTATGGTTACTAAACTAGCCGAAGAAATTAAAGAACTACGTTCAGACCGTATTATCGCTAAAGAAAGTCAACAAAAGCTAGAACAATTTATTGTTCACGCACTAGCCCGTGAAATCAAAGAGTTCGCTCAAGATAAGCAGGCAGTTGTTGAAGCTAAGGTCAAGTTAGTTGCAGAAGGTCGTCAACAATTAGAAAAACTTAAAGCACGTTTTGTTGCTGAAAGTGCTAAGAAG